AGGTTATCTAAATCATCATCGATCTTTATGTCAGTCGGTGATGTTGCAATGTAGGGTATTTGAAACTTTTCCTGAATCAGTTCCTTCAGGACGTTTCGTTTGAAGATTGGGGTTTTGTTTTCAATGTCCTGCCATCGCTGCCCTCTTGGTGCTGCATAGTCCGTGAAGGCTTGGCGGAAGATGGAGATTCTCGGGTTGGCGTGTTCTTTGTTTCCGATTTCTCCGGGTCGGGTTCCTGGCGGCGGTTTGCTTTCACCCCCAGGCTCAGTATCTCGTCTAGAAACTTCAGGTTCGCCCCTGGTGCTGGTGTCGGCATCTAAGTCTGGTCCTTTAGGTCTTTTGCGGCTTCTCTTGCCGGGGCGTAATTGTGCTTGTTCGCCAGCCTTATCAACGCCCTCTTCAACGCGCTCTCCATCGAGAAGCGACCCTTGTTCGGTTTTTCCTTTTTTACTTCTTCCTCTTTCTGCATCTTGGGCTCGTTTTGTTGCTTTTGTTAGAACTTCTTCTGCGGTGACTTCTGAAGCCATGCCCGGCAAAGCATTTGCTTTTTCAGCATTTGCTTCTTCAGTCAAAAACCCTAGCAGTTCCTTTATATACTTCTGACTTTTCGTTCTGTCCAGCTTTTCATTGTGAAAGGCTTTTATAAACATATCACGAATCGGATCTGATTCTCTTAAAAAATCAACCTGGTCAAAGTATTCTGCAGCTGTCCGATCAGTTTCTCGAAGTTCTTTTATAACCTTGATTGCATCTGATAAAGACTTCGAAAACACCTTCATCTCGTCACGGATCTCAGGATCTAATCGAAGTTTTGCAAATGCAGGCGCTGCATCCAGCAACCCATTACTCAACCCTTTTACATTATCATCTGTTGATTCGAGCATCCGGCCAAGGGTGTCGGGATCCTCATATGCCTTTGCCAGGATTGCTGCTTTGACTCGTCGCAATCCATCTAACGTCAGCTCACCATCTTTGTAAACAGATGGTTTTTCTGATTCTGGAATTTTGTTTAAAAAGGCATTAATAAATGATGAATTTCGAGTTAACGTGAAATCCCCACCGGTATATAAATTTAAGGTTGGAAGGTCTAATAAATCTGCATCTACCTGGGCCTGCTCTTGACTTCCAAGTTTTGCGACACTTGACACATTCGAAGCCGTGGCAAATTGTTTCAGCAGCTCCGGAGTGACAGGCTTCTTGTCTTTGGTTAATCCGGTTAAAACCCGAACCATGATCCCATCTTCAATATCAGCACTCCGCTGACTGATCGGAACATATTTAAAAAAGGTCTTTTCCATGTAGCGATTGTAATCGTATCGCTGCTGCTCAAAGACGTTGTTCTCGTTTTCAAAAACCTTTTTCATCGTCAGCACCCGGCCATTCCCGGATATGATGGTGCCGTCTGGGGTGATGATCGGAGTCCCGGTGTCAGAGGTTCTGGAAAACTCGGTTATTTGTGGGATGTCTAAATTCTCAGCACGATCCCTTACTCCCTGGTCTGACTCCAATCTGGACCGATCCCGAATCTGTAACTCCCCTGTTGCCTGCTTCAAATCGTTTATCCCTATAAACATCGGTCGGACTTCAAGCTCCAGGTTGCTGTTCGGCGGCTTTACTGTTTCTGTAAATATTTCATGTTTCTCATCAGTCATCTGATCAACAACATTCGGCTCATAATGAGCTGGAGGTGCTTCCTTGAATTGAGGCGCCACATCTTCCGGCATCGATTCCGGATTTGCCGCCCATTGCTTGTAGGCAGGATCACCTGGTTCGGCTTCGACCTGGGGTGGCTTCGGCCCTTCGATAGGCGTGTCTGGTTGCTGAAGGGGAGGTGCTGGCTTTAAAAACTTTTTAGGTACATTAAATTCAGCGTCTATCTCATCCAGTGAAGAAGGTTTATCCAAAGGCCCATAAACTTTCTCGTATTCGCTCATCCGAATGAGTTCTGCCAAGATCATTTGTGATGGGTAGCGTCTGTCTTTATTCCCCGCGATCTTGTCAATCATTTCAACAGATTCTTCCATGCCCACTAAATACCAGGCTTGATCTGTTATCTTCTTATATTCTTCATTTCGACTTATAACCTCCCTTAAATAGGCTGGCATCACATCAGCAATATCTTTGATCAGTTGCGCTGGGCCTGCAGTTTTAGGCACAGGTAACGGCCCTCCCTGGTCTTCATAAAGCTGAATGCCTGTTGCTTTATAAAAAAACTCTTTTGGCTTCCCTCCCAAGTCTCTAATCGTCTTGCCTACCATGTCTGCGGTAAGTATAGGCTTGTTATCCTTTTTTCGATAAAGAGCTGAAAGGGATCCCCAAACTTTAGGAAACGCTTCACTTTCCGCTTTTTCTATCGCAAGCCTCCGGGCATATCTTGCAGCACGTTCCAGATCACGACTGTAGCGCATCCCACCCCAATCCTGGGGGTCCTCTTTAGGCAGTTCCATCCCACCTCTTTTAATCGCCTCCTCATCCGTCAGCTCATTGATCTCGTTTCGGATTGCCTCTAGTTTTGACGACGGAGTTTTATAATCGAACTGATCCTTTCCTTTAGAAGGTTCATCTGGTATTTCAACCGGCTCCGTAGTCGGGGCTTCTGGCTGGATTTCCGGCGCCGTGATTTCGGCTGTTGGGGGCTCGGGTTCTGTAGTTTCTGGAAGAGTGACTTCAGTTTCTCCCACACCTTCCGGAGTGATTTCTGGAAGGCTGACAGGCGCTGGATCAATTGTACTTGGAGCATCGAGAGGTCTGGCATCGGGTCCTTCTACTGTTGGAGGTGATACTTGGGTTATGGTCGGGGGTGTCTCGGAGGTGCCAGGTTGCGGAGGTAAGGTCGCAGCTGTTGCTTCCTCAAGTGCTTGCTGGCTTAAAATGTCACCCATCATTTGCTGTTCAAGAGCATCCTGCTGATTCATTTCAATATTCTCAGCAACCTTCTGCTTCCCAACACCGGTCAGGGATGCAGCTCCACCCAGCGGCGTACCTGCAGTAAATCCTCCAACGGCTGCTTCGGATCTCCGGAGACTGGCTTCTTCGCTCGATATTTCTCTACCGCCCCAGCCTTCCATTGCCATGAAAGTCTCTTCCTGGCCCATCTCGGTTAGACTCTCGGCTATCCCGGCTGCAAAAGCGTCGGTACTGACCTTTGCTGCAAGCTGTCTTGCTGTCTCTGGATTGGTCCGGCCAACCAGCTCGATTAATCCCTTAGTGCCGTATCGGCTGATCAGTTCTCTCGGGATTCCTTTGACGATAAATCCCATACCAACCAGCTCCAGGGCTCCAGCAATTGCACCACCTACCGCCGAATAACGGACCCGGTCCTCGAGGGGCAGGTCCTTGATCTGTTCGAGGTGAGAATGAGTCTCACCAGCCATCATGATTGGGGATGCCGTCCCTGCAGTAATAAGGGACGTTGCCATGTAAGGGGCGCTTTGAGCTAATGTCGTAGTGATGTATGTTGATAAAGTCTGCCAGTCTTCAATATCTCTATATGATAATGGCTTAAAGCCTCTGGCCAGGTTCTCTGCCTCCAACTCATCAGCAGCCTGGCGAAGCACATCAAATCTGGTTGTGTCGAACTCTTCACCTTCTTGGATCCGCCTACCGGTGTTGGTCATTCTGCCAGGTATGTGCCTTCTTCTAGCAATATTTTCAAACGCATCAGCCATAAACCGCTTGGTAGAAGACAGCATCTTCTTGGTGCCGAACATGAATGCGGCACCTGGGCTTCGATCCGGATCCCGGTGGAACCGGATTCTCTGGGATCTCTTGAATGCAGCTGCATCCGCTTCCTCGCGGAACGCATAATGCGGGAACGCATAACCGCCATTGATCAGATGATCCCGGGCCAAGCCGATTGAATCCCCATCACTTCTTGGCATCCCATTCCATATGGTTGGGATGTTGAACCACCTGGTCCGGTATTTTGATGGACCAGTAAACCCTAATTCCTCACCGCTGACTGTGATTGTATTTTCGGTTGAAGATGATCCATCCTTGTTTTGGAGCATCTGTTTGTTCAGGTCGATCAGAAAACCATCGTCATCCGGGACCAGGTTAGGCTCGGGTGGAGGAATGCCTGCAGGAACCTCGGCAGCAACATCCTCCGCATCCAGGGGTTGAGGTGCCGGGAGCCCAAACGGCATCTTGTGCTGTTCCGGGATCCGGATCTCTTGCATCTGAATTGGTGGTGCTGCTTCCGGAACCGGGAAGTCGAATGCCTCAAGAAGCGAAGTCTGGGGGGCCTGCAGGGGGCCTGGCTGGGGTGCTAGGGTGTTGTGCTTGGTCTTGGCGGATTCCAGCAAACTTTGATATGCCGACACATCATCCAGAGTAGACTGACCAGGGTTCGCCCTTTGCTCCCTGGAGGCCCTAAGTAACGATTGGTAACCGGACATATTTAGCGTTATCGGCTAGAGGTAGATTTTTGAGCCCTTTCTATAATCGCATCGGCTTGAACGCCGGTGTAACTCATATCCATTAAATCGGATTTAGCCTCCTGTATTTTTCCGTTTAAGACTTTAATTTTGACGCCAGTAAAAAGCCTATTTGGGATGCCGACTTCGACTGAATCGTTTTTTGCGATAATGACTCCACCCGCAATCACATTTACCGCATCATTCATCGCGCCCCTTATGTTATTGAAGAAGCGGTGACCTGGATCGCCATGAATTTCACTGGCGTCCATGATCGCATTCTGCTTTAACTTGATCCGTACAGCTTCAGGAACCTGGTTCTGCCAGATCATATTTGGATTCTCTGAATCCATTCGATAAGTCGCGGCTAATGCTCCATCGTAAATTTCTGTCGCCAGCTGGTCCTGAGTGGATCCCCAGGAAGGCTTCTTGTTGGATGCGGCTTTTTGATTTTTTGGTGCCTGTTTTATTAAAATATCTTGTTGCGTTTCTATGTTTTTGAGGCTGGCGTTTTTAGATTTTTTCTTTGCAATTTCAATTTCCATTTCTTTCAAGGCCAGTTCTAAATCGCCAATCTCCTGCTTTTGACCCAGCATCAATTCCGATAACTGGGTTTTAACTTTCTGCCCAGTAATCTGTTCCTTAATAAGGTCAACCTGCTTCAACAGTTTTTCGAACTTAACAGGGTCCATTCTTAGGGCCTGCTTTAACTCTTGTGCAAACAGCTTGGCCTTGTCCTGTTCTTGCTGAATCTTGGATTTTTGAATTTTCTTTAAGCCTGGTGCCAGGTCCTTTGCAGATTGGGCCTCCGTTGACGCCTTTTCTGCTTGGCTGGTTGCCTTTAAGAGGTCTTGTGCAGATATGTCTAAGGATGCAGCAAGTCTATCCAGTATCGCCCTGGTGCTGGCTTTGATTTTAGTCGCGTTGAAATAACGAAGGGTCTGCTCGGTCGTTATCTCTTCGCTGACTTTTTGATTCTGCTTCTCTTGATATTGTAATTTGAGAGGTTTCAGCTCTTCTTGATAGTCTTTTTGGATCTCGGCAATATCCTTCTTTATGTCCGCTGTTTCTGCCTCGTATGTTACTTTTTTAACTTTTTGTTCACCTATTTTCCCCTTTGTAGCCCGATCCTCTGACTGTTCCATGAATACGCTGAATGCCGTGTCAGCTTGGCTTTGCGCTTCATCAACTTTGAATTCAGATATTTTCAACTGCAATTCTGCCCTTTTTCTCTCTAGCTCATTTATATCTTTTTCATGCTTAATATTTTCAGTTTCAAATGAAGACTTTGCTTTTGCATCTTTTAGATTTAGGTCGGATATGTCCTTTTTGTTGTTCGATATATCAATTTTGTTTTGTTCTTCTGCTAAAGTAACAGCCAGGTTGCTATCCGCCATACTTGCTTCGGCAGTCGCTTTAATTTGATTCTGTTCCTGTGTCCGTAACTTGATTCCCGCTACCAGTTGTTCGATTTTCTTGATCCCGGTATCAATTTGTTCTTGAGTTAGGTTCTCTTCCTGGATCGTCTTCTTGATACTTTCTACCTCAAGCTGCATCTCAGCCTTCTCTCTCTCGATCCTTTCAATCTCTTGCTGATGCCTGTACGCAGATATTCTCCCGCCGATCCCGGCTCCAGACTTAGTACCAGACATTAATACCGCCCTGGTGATCTGGTCTATGTCTTTAGGGTATACCTTTGCTTTGTCAGGGAACATACCACCAGGTCCTGAATGAACATCTGGCATAATCCCAACAATTTCTGCTGCAAGACTTTGAAGCTCTTTGCTTTGTATCGCGGCCTGAATAGCAGCTTCCTGGTTCTCTAGTGGAGTTCGTTTTGCTCTAGACAGAAGACCGGCTTCTTGTTCTTTGAAGGCTTGGGCATCATAAACAGAACCCTGTTTCGGGGCTAGATAGCCGGTTTTCATGTTCTTCATCAAGTTTTCATCTTGGGCGAATAATCCTCCCAATGCCGCCCATTCATCGTCAGTCCAAGTATCCATTTGTTCAGGGCCAAACATTCCGGAAACCATGCCTCGAACAACATTTCTATTTCCTCTTAACTGATTTATATCTTCATTTTTAAGATTAGCCGCAATAGCTTCCGCCCTACGCTTCCTGGCCAGCTCATAGGCTGCATCTCCACTTGCAGAGCCTAAGATGGCTGAAGACAGATTGTTGAATCCTCGAGCTACGTCAGGATCCCGGTAGTATGCGTTGTTAGCTCTTTGCGCCATGTTCCCTTTATGATTGGACTGTTCGATCTCGTAAGGATAGCCCTGTACCTAATGAACCCAGGTTCATCAGCAAATCGCCCATCGGACTGAAGGCGTTTCGCTTCTCTTCTTCCATCTCCATGCCGTACACACCACGGCTTCCGCGTAACAGATTGCTGATCATTGCCGTGTCTGCTGCAGATTTGACCAGGTCCGGCTGAAGATCCTGCAACGCGGATCCGAATGCCGACACCGCAGCCTGGTTCTCTAAATCCCGGTTGACTCGATTGGCAGCTGCCGTCCTCATCATGCTCTCGGTATCCATCACAATCTGGGGAGCTGATGTTCGGATGTTCGGATTGACAGTGGATACTGTGGGATCCGTCATATTTTGTTTCAGCAAGGTTCCTAGACGCCTTTCCTGTTGCTCGATGTCTGCCTCAGTATTCGCCTTGCCGAATTTGTTTAAGGTCGCCGTCTGGCTGTCCTGGGCTTCCGTGGTCAGTCTGTCAGAACGTGCAATCTCATCCCGGGTCAGATCCCGCTGGTTGGATAAGGATTTTTCACGCTGATCATGCTTCATCTTACTGCCAGCAATCGTTGACCCGACCGCTATTGCCAAAGCTAATTCAGGACCCATACACATAATTAACCCCTTATGACAGTTGAAGATCCTCCACCGACCGGGCTTCGGACCATTGTTCGTGCAAGCCCTCTGGCCTGCTGTTCCTGTTGTGGTGACCTACCGGATCGGACTGTTGGTGTCCTCGCTGCCTGACGAGCTGCTGCCTGGTTGAACCCGGAAAAAAATTCAGGTGCTTCACCCATGTCGGGCGTGTCACGCAACTTAGCCATTTCAGCGGCATAACTGTAATCATTAATTGCAGATCGTTGAGCGTCCGCTTCAGATTTAGAGACATTGTCGCCTCCATAAAGGCTTGTTAGTCCGGCTAAAATACCTGTTCGGCTATCATTAACAGCTTTCTTTTGGGCATCTCGATAAGCCATTGCTAACTGGTCTAAATCCGCTGTTTCAGACATTCTTGCGGTATCCAGTTTCCCCTTACTGGTATCAAAACCTGCCTGATCAAAAACTCCAGTATTACGGATCCCTTCCCAGATCCCCCTCATTGAGGCATCATAAGCACGTTGCAGATCATCCAGATACTCATCGTTAAAAGCAGTCCTTAACCCAGAGTAATAATCATCTGTGTATTTATCTGTAAATGCTTTATTGATGGCATCACTTTTTGATTTGGCCGCAGCATTCCGGGAAGATATTGCTGCTTGCCTTATTGCTTCTATCCGTGCAGCTTCCCTTCTAGCAGCTTCTTCTCGTCTTCTTCTATCACCATCATCCTTTGATCTTGGTGTTTTAGGCGTTTTGCTCTTTTCGCGGGATCCACCAAAACCACCTGGACTCCCATAAGTTAACCCATGACTCCCAGTAGTGCTTGTTGGTGAAGATAGTTCTGGGCCACTCATAGAAGAGCTTTCATTTCTTGAAGAACCGAAACCTCCTGGTGTTCCGTAATTTAACGCCATTTATCCCCCTTTATTTATACATTTCTGCTTCGGTCACCTGTTGTAAACAAACCAGTATTGAACCGGGCCTGGTTTCTGCGCTCCAGGTCCGCCTGGGTTGCTAATCCTGCTGTCACATCCGCAAACATATCGGTCAATGGATTGTAAACCGGAGGCTTGGACGCCGCTTGAAACTGACCGATTGCCAGGTTGGTCGTTGCATCTACATCAGCAAGGGTGCTGGCCTGGTCGTACATGTTTTGTTTTGTTTGGGCTAATGCAGATTTTAAATCACCAACATGACCCTCGGCTTTCATATTCACATCCGCCTGGGCGCGATCCATCAGCTCCTGACCCTTCGCCTTCCTCTTTGCTGCAAGGCTGCTTTTCGTCCTCCCGGAAGACGCTAACGCACCCATCAGCTCACCCATTGCATCTTCATAATCCTGCTGAACTTGAGGATTGGCATAATCCAAATACGACTGACGGCGCTTGTTATAAAAGTCGTCATCGTAGGTGTCAAAGACTGTGTCCACTGCACCTCTGGAATCCCGGACCCTTTGCGCCCTGGCTTCTTCCGCCGCTCGCCTTTCGGCTGCACCTCCATCACCTCCTGAACTACCCCAGCACATATGATCCTTATGTCAGTTGTTTATGGAATATTCCCCATTCACCTTTAAAAATCTTGTAACCCATTCGCTTCATCAACTCCCAATAGGTTGACTTCTTCTCACATGGCATGATGTAGGAAGTGATTCCGCGATCCGCCATGATTGCTTCCATGCCCTGGAATGCCTGCAGGCTGTCTCGGTTTTTCGCCTTTCCTTCATTCATCCACCAGCTTGCACATGAAACCTGGATGCTGAATGCACCGATGATTTCGCCATCCTTGACCACCATATGAGTCGGTTGCAGAACCTCATGGCCATTGTCATAAGCCTTGTTTCGAACTTCTTCATAAATTTCCTGGTCCCTAATTGGTAAAATCGTTACGCTCATCCGGCTTCGGCACCTTCGTAATGCAAGGCAATGTTCCCAATCTTTGCTGCACCCGCCCTGGTGCAGGTCATCTTAACCGCCATATGGGTGCTGAATCCTGCTAAAGGGATCCTTCCTAAACCAAAAGTTGTTCTGTTGACAGTCCCTACTTGCTCATTGGTGTTAATGTCGGTTGGATCGGTTGACACATAAACATCCCAGTCGTTTTCGCAAACCATGTCCATCCCGGTCCAATCCTTTGAGGTTGCCGGTTTGCCACCGCTCAAAAAAGGGAGCTGTATGGTTACAGTCGAATTGTCATAGGTTGTGTCATTCTCACCGCCCAGGCTGTAAAGCTCATCCCCTGCTCGGCATAAAACCTGTTTCCCATCATATGCCCAGTTTGAGATGTTGCTGGCAAAACCAGGTTCATATGTTGACCAGGCGCTGACCTTGGATCCTGGGAAATAACTGAAAACGTAAATCTTGGAACCAATTGCAAGCATATACCTGCCATCACGAGGATCCAGAATCCCCTGTGCTGCAATGGCATCCGCCTTATTTGATTTAATGAGAGCGGACACCTCATCATCTATCGGATTCCCAATATCACCCACAAAAGCACTGTTTGAACTGTCTCTTGCTTTTAAGGACCGGATTCCGGATTCATGAAGAAAGAATACGTCGGAATCACCAAATTCTTTGACTGAATTTCTTGCAATCGTTCCAATGTTATTAAGAATCTGAACCTGGTTGATGTTGGCGTTGACTGGCGTCCAAAACCAAATCTGGATTGCATTCTGTGCGAACAAAGCCAGGTTATTAAAATAAGGCGCAATCGCCATCAGCTCTTCTGCGCCCCTGGCGTTGTTACTAAGATTCTCAAAACCGGATGAAACTGTGTCACCTGTTTCATTCCATTCAGTCGGATCATCTGTTTTACTGTAATGCCACAATGAGTCTGAAACGGAGTGCATCGAGCTTTTGTGAGCCAGCACAAATTCACCTGGTGAGTACGCCGAAGCCAGCGCAACTGTGGTGCCTCCAGCCATATCTGGGACAGACGCCGGGGTCGTTGTTACATCACCGGTTTCTGTAACCGCAACAGCTTTTGTGTTCAATGCCGTCCCGGAATCTTTTGCGATAATGTTCACCTTGGCTCCAACTGAAGTGGCTTCAATCTCCGGGCTGGCAGCATGATCGTTGATCGCCTTTGCCACTAAAGAGGCTGTGTAGGTGTGGCTGGTTTCCCATAAAACAGGAGCATCTATAATTGTTTTCCCATCAACTGTTACATTAGAAATCGAATTACTGACACCGCCGGATAAATTATTGATACTCCCGACAGTCACCTGACCATCCACTGTGACCGCAACAACGAACCCATTTTGGCTATCACCCTTATCTGCTGCTGTTATGGTTACTGTGTTTGTGCTGGCAGATGCCGTGTAGTTCGGGGTGCTGGTAAACGCATTGATTGCAGACGCCACATTTGCTGCTGTTGTAGAATTGTCTCCAGTATGGGCAACCTTGGTCACATCAGACCAAAGTCTGACTCCATTTACTGTAACTGTCCTAACATCATCACCAGTGTTTGAAGTCCCTCCTGTTACCTGGAAACTCCCGGTGGCAGCGGTTCCGGATGAACTGGTTGCCGATCCGCCGTTGATCGTAAAACTGGACCGGGATCGACCATCAAACCAATCCAAAATACGATTGACTGGAACTCCAGTGCTGGTCGTTTGACCTTCCCAAAAATGATAGATCCGGCCATCTGAAAACCTCGCAGACGAATAAACGAATCCATCAAAGAAATCCACTCCAAGCAGCTCCGTCATCGGGATCGTATTCGAGGTCCCTGAAATCCCTGCATCGGTAGGATGCTGAAGCTGAATGTAGCTTATGTTCGAAGGGGTTCCGGAAGCAAAAGTGATGGCGGATGGTGCTGCACTCCCAAACGTGTAAATCTGGCCACCGGCAGCCGCCAACCCCATCGTATCTGAAGGTAAATCTGCAAGTTTTACAAAAGCCCTGCGCTTCTCGATTTCACCACCCCTGGTGATGTGAGCATTGGTCAGCTGAACCAGGCTTCCTGGAACACTGGTGACATTTGTCCGCCTGGAGTCTAAACCACCTCTGAAATCTTCGACTAAAACGTATGGCATTAGCTCGATTGCACCACTGCAATAACCGGAGGCCCTTTAGGTATGTAAGGATCCTGGCCCTCGCCACTGCTGATTACAAAAGAATCGGATTTCGCGCTTCGGGCCTTCAACCTCATATAATGCTGTTGAGCCTGGCCCATCTTCATCTGGGCATCACCCTGCTTCTGACGTTGCAGAATTTCTGCTGCAGCAAACAAAATGATCAACTGATCATCAAGATCCGCCGTGTCTGTCTCTGTAATAAAATTACTCAGGTTTTTGGTGCCGTGGAACCGGACATGACCGGATTTTGTGGTTGCATTGCCGTTGTCATTCGGAATCGGCCATACTTCGAATTGATTATTCTCATAAGACTCATACCGCATGATCGGCCAACTCTTTACACTCTTGTCGCTGTCATACTGATTCATCTCAACCAGGCCGATGCCATAGCTCATTCTATCCCAGCGGTCACCCCACTTGAATTCTGCGAACTGGATCCGCTCGAAGGTCATGTCGCTAGGCAGGTCATAATACCTCTGTGCATCTGCCATTGCGATGTCACGGCGTACCTGTAAAAACGGCCAGGCATAGTCTTCCCAAAGGCGTTTCTGGTGCCTTTGTAATGTGTTGATCAGAACATCCCTGGTTTGTTTTCCCAGTGACGCCTGTAAACTATGGCCGACCTCGGATCGCAGATCCTCGATCATCTGGCCTAGCTGTACGCCTCTTGACATTAGATTCCTGCTACAGGTTCATCATCTACAACATTCCGCGCAACGGATGCTGCTTTTTTCTTTTTTGCAGATGCCTTCTTTTTTGGTGCCGGAGGCTTATCTGCAAATAAACTCTCCTGAATCCGGACTTCACTTATATCCGTCGGCAACGCTCCGTAAGGGCCGAACATACTCACAACTTTTTCGTCTTTGTAAATCTTGCCAAGTCGATCCCGCTCAGATTCTGAATTGCCGTCTATTGAACCGGATTCAGTAATTTGATTTACAGACACATCACCATGAATGTTGAACAACATTGCGATCTCGGCTGGAGTTACTCCAATTTTTGGAACGACACTTCCCAGCTCACCTCGCAGGGCCACATTTACGTTGTAGGTTTTAATCTTCATAAAACTTAGTAGGAATTGTGGGGCCGAAGCCCCACTGTTTCATCTCTTACGAGATTTCATAAACGCCATGACAGTTGAGCTGATTCGCGCACAACGTAGCGGTTGTGGTGATTGCTCGATACATGACATAAGAGTCATGCGGTCTGGCAGGGCTGTGCCGTTTCATCTTCTCTCCCTCCATGTAATGGAGTTTGATTTTTGAGGTGTCGATGATGTAGCACCTTTTGTCGGGATCCTTCCCGGAAATGGTCAGATCATCCAAGGACGGATCATACTGGAATACCAATCCACCATAGTGGATGTCGGCAACTCCAATATCTGTCGCGGCTTTGTTGTTCCAACCGGTTTGGGTGTAGTTACCCTTGCTCTTCAGCTCGGTTGCCAATCGATCCAAGAATGCGGATCCGGCTAAAGCTAAATTAGGGCGTCCACCATAACGACGAAGCTGTCTCAGCTCCGTATGGATCAAGTCAGTCAGTTCTTGACCGCCTGAAGAAGTAGAGATCGCCACGCTTGCGCGATTCCTCCACCAGGTGTTGTCTACTGTCGAAAGATTTCCAACAGTGGTTCCGGATGCAGACGGATCATCTACGATGATGGAGCGGATTCCTGCTAAAGCATCAGCTTCTGCAGTCCCATCTCCCCAAAGAAGATCATTCATGCCTCTGGAATAGCCTTCCATCATGTCTTCGAGCTTGTCCTCGAGCAGGTTGGCCAGCATCGTGGTCGCCCTGTTTGAGTGGTTCGAAGTGGACCGGCTTTCGGAGCTGTCGGTGACGCTGATTCCGTCATGCTTCAGCTCGGTGTGAGTCACGCTGATACCAGCATGATGTTCACGCCAGGTGTAATTGGCGCGTTTGATGTTAATCGGGTTGGCATACGATACTGTATCCGTGCCGGTATAACCTGCGACAGTTGTCGTATACACACCCTTTACGGCCAGATCAACCTTCCCTTTGCCGCCTGGGAAAGTCTTTGCGTTTTTGTCCATTGCGGCCAGCAGCGGCTTGTCCTGCAATGTCTGGGAATAAACAGTCCCTCGGTCAATGTAATAATCTAATGCGGCATTTGCCACGTTTGCCAATTCATTTGCTGATAAAGCAGCCATTTTACAATCCTATGTAAATGGGCCTCCCGCCTATCCTCTCAAAGCCATACTAATTACATCCTGTAATGACTTCGGTTCTGGAGTTGGCGTTCCGCCAAGTTTTCCACCAGAAACCGGTTTAATGGGTTGCTTCTCAGGCTGACGTTGTTTAAATCGCTCATTGACTTGGTCATATGCCGTATTTGCCAACCTCAAAGCCGCTTCAGGTGTTGAAGGACGGCCTTCCTGAGAAATCAACACACGCACTCGGTCGTCGATTTCGTCGCGTTTGAGGCTGTAGTCAGGGTCAGATTGGCGGGTATTCTCTTCCCAGTCGTTGATCGTGTTGGTCAACATATTGAACTGGGCTTTTGCTGCTTGGTCCCGATACTGAGTTTGCTGCTGCTCACGCAGGTAGCGTTCACGTTGCACTTCAGCTCGGCTACGGCTTAGTTCCTTTGCCGCATCCTCGTCCATGTAGCCCTCATCCAGTTTGGTCTGAATGTCTTCGGGCAGAACCTGTCCGGTGGCTTGCGCCAATGCGTCCAGATGGCTTTTTACGACTTCGTAGGCTTCCGATGGGTTGTTCTTCATCATCGCAGCCACTCGAAATGCCTCTGCAGCATCTTGCTCACTGAGGTTATTCGAGGACATGAAGTCCTGAACCTTCTGATATTGATCGCTGTCCGTCCTGTAGCGGTTCCTTTCCTCGATCAGCTGCTTGAACCTTGGATGCGTATGAAAAGGTACGTCCGTATATGCTTCCCCATCTGCAGGAACTTCTGTTTCTGCTTCCGGAGTTTCATAACCCGAATCCCCTTCGTCCGCACTTACTACTTCCTCGGTTTGATCAGCGGGTGGGTCTGATCCAATGTCCTCTGGATCCCCGATCTCCTGTCGAACTGCGCTTTGAACAACGGAAAGCAAAGATTCTTCGGATTCACCCTCTGCGGCTGACGATTCCGCTGGTTCCTGTTCGGAAACACTTGCGTCACTTGTTTCAGAAGCGGTGGACGGATCCGCTTCTAAGGTTTGTTCAACCTCATCCATTATCGTCCTTAATGAGTTAAAAACTCATTTTTGTCAGTCTATCTCATCTGAGAAAATCAACAAACAAAATAAAGTTTTACCCTCTAAAAGTAATTATACCATAAATTTATCCCCTGTTATCTCCCATCGGAGGCAGGGAACCGGCAGCTGGACTCGGCAAGGGCGCGTTATTGCCACCCTGGCCACCTTGAAGCTGCGGATCGTTGGCAGCGCCCTGCTCATTCGCGGCAGCACCCTGCAGTTGATTCATTGCGACAATTGACGGAATCGACTCCGCAATTGCCTCACCCAGATCCATCTTGTCATCCAGGCGTTTCAGTAATTCCTTCGCCAGGAACTTCGGATCAATCCCCGGAATCTGAATCAAAAATGGGATGATCCTCTCAATGTTCTGTAGCTCCTGCGCCTTGTTCGGCTTCCCGGTTGATCCTGCTTCGATCTCCAGGAATACCTCACTCATGATCTGTTCTGTGTTGAACTCCGGCCAGACTGCACCAGGGCCAACTATTTTCTGTACTTCTTCAATCGACATCTGTGCCAGCAATACCTGACCGGCTGCACGGCAAATCTCACTCATGAACGAGTCCAGCTCATCCACCTGGGCGCCCAATGCCGACATTCTCGAAGACTCTGCAATCGATGTTTCGGTTGCTGTCCCTTTCGACATTGATCCGTAATTTGCCTCCTGCTGACCTGCAACCAGCTGCACATCATCAAAAACCGAACTCACTTCATACAAATTTGGATCGATCCCAATCTGGCCCACCGGTTGGATGACATCATTCACCTTCTGACCTGCTGCCAATGCCTGCAATTCCAGCACGGCATTTGCCGGGTGAGACTGTAATTTCGCCTTGTCATCGGGTTCCAGCATCCCAGCTGGGGCTGCATACTTTGGTCGGTTTGCTCTTCGATGTTCACGCAACCCCTGGCGGACCCGGTTATACTCCGACTGCATCGGCATCAACAGCTTCACATCGCTTGGCGGATATAGAATATCCTTGTGTTCGCATTCATTGAACACCAATGGGAAAATCGGCCAGAACGATTCCACCTTCACTGGAGGTGCTGTCGGCTCCATCAGGAAATCCTTGTGGCCATCACATACCACATACATCAATCCGGACTTACGATCATATACCTCCCAGACCAGGGCTAACCCATCTCGAAGCTCTTCTGCACTCGATCCCTCATAATGGGTATTCATGAATTGTTGCCGGAAATTCGTGTTCTGATGCGATCTTCGGCCCTTGATGTCGTACTGAAGAAAATCCTTTTTTATGTCTACATCATAAATCTCACGAACTTCTTCCGGGGTCAGATACAGCTCATGCGCCACCCAGGCTGCACCTACAAATCCCCTCATCTGACGGCACATTGGATCCACAATAATTGAATCCACCTCCGGAAAGTCGAAAACCAGACCCTCCCGGACTGTGACCATCGGCTCATTCTGCAACGCCTCCAGGCTCAACATCAGCTCTTCCACTTCCGGATCATCCGGCTGAATCTCACCTTCAGATGCCTCTGTTGCAATCCTCCGGATATGATCCACCTGGGCCTGAATGTCGCTGATCTTGGCTGCGACTTCCGGCATTCGATCCATCTCACGCTGATAACAAACCTTGACGAATCCCACACCAGTCGTGATCACCCTTCTGACCAGGCCCTTCATCTGAGCCTTAAACGAAGGCTGCTGCTCGGCCATGTAATAATCAAAAAGATGCTCAAGGGTTTTTGCTACCTTATCCAACATCTTCCGGTTCTGCTGAACCTGCTCATAATCCTGCAAAAGCTGCACGGCTGGCAGTGGTGGCGGGAGCTGCTGCTCCATTGCCTCATCAACTAACATACGAGCCTGAACCAATGTCTCTTCATCGCCATCCCATAAGCGGTAATCCATTCGGTTTCGCCGTCTGGCTAATGGTCGCGGATTCTTTGCGTACAAGGCTGCTGTACGCTGCTGAACGTGTCTCTGGAGAATGTTTGCAACATACCGGTTGCCATCCCATTCCCGATCATTGAAGCCGTTATAAGCGGCTTTCATGTCCTCCTTCATCTGCTTGAACGCCTTGTCATGAAAACCCTTGGCTCCACGGACTCGCTGCTGCAACTCCGCAACCAGGGACCTTCGACGCTCGGGAGGATCCGGCTTTTCTTCCTTCTTGTCGGTGCTTACCACCTCCATTTCCATTTCAGCCATTAGAATCCATCTGCGCTAGATAGTTGTAACTGTTTCTCTTGCATCTTAGTGCAATACTTCACCCATGCTAATGTCCCAGTCTTTGGAACATCTTTTTTGGCTCTCGCCATTACTGGGGCCGATAAACGCCCCAACCCCATGCCGATCCATGCTAAAGTGTCGACAAAATCATCGAAGCGCCCATTCGGGAACTTCATCAATTCATCTACCGCCTTGTTCGTCCAGGGACTGACTTTCGGCAAAAATACCTTCTTCATCGCCATACGCCCAATAATGGACTGCGCCCTCTGAATCTTGTTTGCAACCGGTGTCACTTCCTGGATCGAACAATAAGTATGAGTCTCTACCATTCTTTTTCTTAAAAATGGACCAATCGCTTTCGAAATATGTCCCTTCTCGGCCCACCACATCAACGGCTTATGCTTACGGATCAGCTCCAGCATCGCCTTGACCACCTTGTCTGCCGGTACACGCTCCCAGTAAACATCCAATACATATATGTTGTCATCCTCATCAACGCCTATGACCATCAAACAAGTAAAATCATTCCGGGTCTTATCGATTCCGACTGCGTGGTCTGATGCTGCATAGATGCGGAGCCGATCCGGGAGCTTGTTCCGATCATAAAATTGTACATACTCTCTTTTAAATAAATCGCCGTCCTCGGGAGAGGGTCGCTGTTGATATAATGCTGCAAATCCTCTTGGATCCAGCCTCTCCTGGGCTGATAAAAATTCATGATCGAAACGCTCGGGCCATAACAGCTCGCCTTTCTTCCGCTTTAAAGCATCCTCCTCCTCCGCAATTGCCGGTAAGTTGATCAGCTTCCATTTCTCTGCCTCTTCCGGAGTGTAATGAGGGTTCATCGGATCCGTCAGACGCCCGATCAGATCATCCTCATGCCACCTCGTTTGAACGATACAGATGGATGCGGAATGAGTCATCAATCGGGTCATCAAGACCCTGGTAAACCAATCCCATAACTGTTCACGCAACGTCGGTGACTGTGCCTCAAGCGAATCCTTGATCGGATCGTCGAGGATTACGAAATCACCACCCCTCCCTGTAATCGAACCACCTCTTCCGACATAAACCGATAATCCGCCTGCCGAAGTCTGAATCCGGGATTTACTTGCTCCGCCTTTGCGGAATTCAAAATTCGGAAAGACCTGCCGGTACTGAGGGCTTTCCATAATCGACCGGCAATCGGCACCAAAGTCCGCAGAGAATTCCTCATTATATGTTGCAAAAATGACGTTCCGGTACGGATCCTTTCCCATCAACCAAGGGATGAATCGACGCGAAATCAATTCCGATTTGCCGTGCCTTGGAGGAAACGTCACCAAAAGCCTCGGAATGTGACCCCGCTCCACCTTTTCCAGCACCTTGCACACTGCACGATGATGCTTCGCGTCCTGGTACAACGATGCCTCGAGATTGTCGGGCTCCGACGGATCCGGCATCGTGAATCGAACAAATTTCAGGAAATCTTTTCTGCATTCAATCGCGTGTTTCTGACGTTTTGCTGCTGCAATCTGACGCTCAAGGTCATTCAGCTGCTTTCGCTTGTCCACTACTGACCACCCCTTATCTCTGCCAGCTTCTTATCACTTAACCGCTTCTCCTCCTTGTTATCTATCCAGCCCGAATCACCCGACTTAAAAGGCTGCTCGATCCGCTCCATGATGATCGGGGTTTTGTCACCATTCCAACCTCCATCTATATTGTAACCCACCCAATCTTCTGCTTCTTCTGCAGACATCCCATCACTTATGAAACTCTCTAAAAGCAGATCCCGGTCATACACCGCCAGGATCGGTTGACCGCATCTCGATCCCAATCCGACTAATGCCGAC